TTCATCGTTGCAGAAAGACTAAGTTAACTAAAGAATAGACGCATAGAGCACTTATGACTTTGTTGTCGTATATGAACGTTTGGAAATCTGACTTATCGCTAAAGAGAAAGTCGTCTAATATTTTATCTGCTAAGCAATGAGAGATATTGGAGATAGTTCTGTTGTTTGATGTGTTAATTAAAATAGCGTCTATAAATCTATCAGAGTTTCCGTAGGTAGTGAAAGACATCAATCTGATTAGATCTAGGTAATTGATGGAGTCAATGATTAAGTCTTTGTTAATGGTTATTTCATCGTCAAGTGACTTAAGTGTCTGAGGAAGAAAGAGTGTAGCTGGTGTAAGGTTTAGAACTGCAGTTACTTGTTTAAGGCTGTGAAAATTATCCTTCTGCAGGTGTAAAAAGGTAAGAAGACTTTGATCGTCTTTCAGAGGAGAGTCTTCTTGCTGAACTGATGGTCTATTTTTCATGATTTGCCTTTCTTAGGTGAATTAAACCAGTAAGGAGTGTACTTATCGTAGTACATCTCAAGTATATCGAGTGTACTCAGAAAAGGCACTTTGTGTTCATAGTTATTGAATGTCCAGTAGTCTCTTGTCTGAAGAAGAGTCTTCCAGCCGTACTTGCTTTCAAGCTTAGTGTAGAGGTCTTTAAGATCTGGTACTTCAAATGGTAGTGTCTTGATATAGGTTTTAATCTGAAGAAGATCGGCTGTTATCTTGATAGCTCTACGAAGAAGTTCATCGTTATCTATGAGTTCACGTACTGTGGTTCTTGAGAGCTTTACTTCTGGATACAGAATAAGGTTATAGGAAGTGTTATTACCTTCTAACCCATACCTATCGTTTTCTTTAATGTAGTAGAACTCTGTAAGGCTTGGTAGTACACCTTCTGTTTGAGACACTATAATGTCTACTGTAAAACCAGATGGTCCTGACTTGTTACGGAGTTGTTTAAGCGTTACTATATTGAGATCAGTAGAGAACTCTTCCGCTGCACCACGGTGTTTAGGAAACTCTGGACCTTTAGTGTTTTGGTTATTAAGTAGAGTAGAAGACATAGTCTGCCATACAGAGTTCGGAAGAAAGAAGAACTTATCAGTTACTCCTTTTATCTTCTCACCCATTTTCATATGCTGAAGTTTCTTAGTAGGTACAGCGTACGGACCTTGTTGCATGGGTATCTCTGCTCCTACGTGTGCTGTAAGTATCAGATAGTGAGAAGCTGTATTACAAAGAGAAGGAAGTTCCATCAGTAAACGAGTCTTAGCTAAACCTAATCTCATATGTATAGTGTTACCACCAGACTCACCTAGTTGATTCTTGTCCTGTATATCTTCGATATCTGCTGTTTCAAACTCAGATATACTGTCTATCTCTCCAAATGTAGGAAAGAGTACCTTTATGGCTTTACCGTCTTTGTCTACGAAAGGTGTGTCGAAGGTATAGTCTTTTTTGTTCTTGAGCTTTTCTGTTTTGAGAAACTCTTTTAGTATCTTATACCATTCGTTACCTAAGTGATTGGTCTTGTCTGTAACTGACCAGATCTTTTCATGGTGTAGATCTAGTCCTTGAAATTCAGGAAACCTACTTGCAAAAGTAAGTAACCTGTCGAGATTAATGTTCATCTCGGTATCGTAGGTATTGATATAAGGCATGATACCTGATGATGCTACTTTTGATGCAGCTGAAAGTAACATATAGTGCTCTATCGTGCTCTTGAATGTGTTACCCTTACCTGCTATAGCTGTGATAAGAGATAGTCCACCGTTAAGTATATTCTCACCTTTGAGGCCTCTTACGTACTTACCTGTGGGTATGTCCATAAGACAACCGATGTTGTAACTGATCTTATACGGATCAATCTCTACAAAATCTGGTCGTTTTTTAAAGAGTTGCTGCATCGTGTTTCCTTGAAAAGAAAAGAATCTGGAAAAGAGTTAAGGTACTGCGTTAAGATTAGGGTTGGCTCTGTCTGAACCTGCTGTTTCTACGTTACCACTATTTCTTACCACTGGTGTGTTGTTCACTATACCGTTAACTGCTTGTGTACTTACCACTCCGCTACCCATACTTACTGATACACCTGAACCCGTAGATGTCTTAGCTGAATATGTTTCTTTGATAGTAGGAGCTGTTAAATTAATAGAATTACCAGCTTCTAGGTTTATAGAGTCAGTACATTTCAGCGATATATTTCCTGAACTAGACGTAAGTTCTATGCTATTGCCTGCGTTATCTTTAATACTCACTATACCTGTTCCAGTGTCTATCTTTAGATCATAAGTAAATGGTTCTCCGTCATTATTGGAAGTGTGGAGATGTACGTACTTATCTCTTGTATTGTATCTTACCCAGTAACTTGTGTTTCTATCAAAGGCATTTGTTCCTGATTTAATATTCGAATAAGCGTACATAACGTCTTCTAAACGTCTTAGTTCTGGTTCTCTCATCACGTCACACCAGTAGTATTCGTCTACGTTGGCGAACTTATAGATCATGATAGTTTCATTAGCATATACATCAGGAGCACTAAGACGGTTACTTTCTCCGTAAGGAACCCATTTTGCTCTTATGTAGTTCTTAGAGCTATGTTCTGTCTTGAAACTATTGTCTCCTAGATCTCTTTTATTACCTGAGTAATTATTGCTGTGTTCTTTAATGTTTCCAGAAGGCTGAATGTTGAGTTCTTCTATAGGAGTTACTAGAACTATATCAGAACCTCTTGGTTTGTTTTCTACCACTATACCGAGAGAGTAAGGTTTAAATCCTGATTCAGCTTTCATTTGAAGACTCCAATTTTCTAAGAAGAACAAAAACACCATAGAGTTCATGTAGATCGTGTTCTATAGCAGAAGATAATTTAGTTTTGTCTATATGGTTACTAACAGTAGAGAAGAATCTGTATACGTCTGGGTTTGTAGAGAAATAGCTATATAGATTTACGGCACAGAGAGAATTTCTTGTGAACTTCTGGTTGTACATGTTATACAGAAACTCCTCTGAGTTAACTGTATAGGTATTTAGTATAGCGAGCTTATTGACTGGCGACAGAAATAAGCTATTCAAATCCTTGTACTCCAACATCTGTTGAAGAAAGTATTTTAAAGAGCTTTTGTCGTATAAACTAGGGTTCTTTATAGTGAATATTTTTTTAAGTGTTTCAAGCATTTGTTGGTCCTTTCAGTAGGTCTAAACAATTCGAAGTAGCTTTTTTTAAAAAAGCATAGGAGTTTCAAATGGATCTTTGTTCTGAAATAGTGAAAGAAATGACTAAGCTAGAATTTAGTCAGCGTGCTGTAGATGTCGTTAAAAATGATGTTCGTTTTATTCAGGCTATACCTGAACCTACTCCAGTGCAGAAGACTTTAATCACTATGACCTTTTACGGTATACTGATGAAAAGCACTCTGAGCTCTCCTCCTCTGCAGGTTAGGCTTGCTCTTAACGCAGGTACTACTTCTGAGTCTTGGTTAGACGATATCAAGCTAGTCATACTTCCTTGGTTAAAGATGAATGAGGAAAGATACTTTCCTGTGTTTCATTGACTGTTTTTCTTTTAGCTTCTGTACTGCTGAATAGTATCAGCAGTACAGTTAGCAAATTTTTTGGTTCATTTTTTCAGAAAGAAGCATATGGCTAAAAATAGAAAGAAAGCTGAAGAGTTTATACTTCAGTTCTGTAAAGACATAGAACCCACTGGTTACAATGTAGAGCAGTATAAGAAGATATTTGCTGATATGAGTGATAAGGAGTTTGACGACTATATGGTAGGTTTAAGAGACAAAACGAAGTTTCTTGTGCTGTTTAAACCTATGTACAAAGCAAAAGGTTTAACTACAGAGAATAACCTTAAGGTAGCTACTAAGTACGGATTAGACTTCTTCGAAAGACTACAGTTTACTGGTAATGAGAATGAACCAGATACAGTTACTTCTATCAAGTACTTAGTCATAGATCTTCCTTATAGAAGGCAGTCACAGACTTTAGAGAAGAAGATATCGCTTCCTGATAATAACCGAATCATAGATCAATCTACATACCAACCAACTGGTGCTTCAAAAGGAGCAAAAGTTTCCTTTCCTGAGTTACAAGTTCTTATTGGTATGGGGTTAGACAATAGTATTAATGAGCTTATTAAGTTTAGAGGCGGAGATAGAGGTGGATTCTCGGCTTATAATAGCATGATGCTTAGATATGGTTCAGTTAACTTAAGAACTTTAAACAACTACGCAACAGGTGTAGAGTCCACTAAGACTCTTAAGTCATATCTTCTCGGCATGCACATTAAACAAAACCTTTAACAGGAATATATCATGTCTCAAGAAACTTCCAAAATCTACGTAGACTTAGACAGTCTACTAGACACAAGACAAGGTACTGTGCTTAAGTTCGATGTACCAGATGAAATAGCTGCAGAATATCTTGCTTCTGAAGAGTATAACTTTAGAACTAAGGATGAGTTTTCTATCATAGAAAAAGAAGCATATAAAGCAGAGTTTGAGAAAAGAGATATAAACACTCTTAAGCTATCCACTGTAAGTTACATACTGTATTTATTAGCTAAGAAGATACACAACTTTGAAGCTAGATCTGCTTTTCTTAATGAAAAGAAGTTACCAGAGCTTGTAGTGAACATATATCCGTATAAGCTAGAAGGAGAACAGTTAGAACTGCTGAAGGACATGATATTTGTGAGACTTAAACTAGAAGTCTTTATAACTGTCATCAATGTACCTCATTCAGAGATAACTCCTTTCTATCTCAAGTCTAGAGACTTCATCAGTTGTTTCATGTACGACTTTGCTAAGTGGATAGATGTAAGCGGTGAAAGCTTGAAAGAAATACCTTTAAACAACGTCATCATGTATTTTCCTGCTATACACGAAGGTGAAGACGACGATGAAGTTAAGAAGACTGTAAGTAAACTAGGGTTTAAGGATGTATTTGCTTATACGGAATTTCTACTATCTACTGTAGTTAACGTAAGCTTTTTACCTTCTTTATTCTACAGCAATATCAAGGTAGCTGAACTGTACATGGACAAGTATGAGAAAGAATTAGCTAAAGTAGACCTTAGTAAGTATGAGACTTTAAAACCGGAAGAGATGGAACAGTTTTTAAAGGAGAAAGTTCATGGCTATAGCAGCTCAGAGATTCCAGTTCCTTAACAGAGAAACCAATGTACCTACTATAGATTTTACAGAGCTATCTGATAACCAAGTATATAATCTTAATGTACCAGAACTTGAAAGTAGTTTAAATATAGGTGAAAAAACTGAAGTACTTGTAGCTAAGTTAGGTGAGTCTCTTACTGAACTAAAGGAAATGGTAGAGTCAGGTGTTAATGCCGCTGCAGAAGGTCTACAGAAGGCTTTAAACGAGGTTATGAGCGCTCTTGAGTCATTAGACTTACCTGGTATAGTAAAAGACATATTTGCCAGCCTGAAGGCTCTAGATCTATCCGGTGTAAGAGACTTCTTTCGTGACATGCTTAAGATAGGACAAAGCTTTCTTTGTAATAATTTAGACTTTCTTAAGTTGTTCATGCTTGGCTTCAGTCTGAATAAAAACATACTGTCAGGGTTAGTTATAGCTCTACTACTTAGCTGGTTAGATCGTTTCTGTAAAGGTTTCTCTAAAGAAGACGTAGATAACTCAAGTCCTATAGAAAGACTTGAGATGTTAACTAAGCCAAAAGGTATTTTAGTTAATACAACAAATGCTCTAAATAAATTCACTTCTTCAGTAGCAAGCTTTAAAATAGCTGGTCAACCTTTATTTATACCACAGCCTATAGATATAGCTTCAGGTATAAATAGTGCTATAGTAAATAACATCAACCCGTTCATAGAGAACATTCGTAACGCTGAACTAAGTTATGACATGAAGGTAGACTATAGTCGTGCTGTAGATCTTGAACTAAATAGACATGTTCCTTCTAGTCAGGCGTATAAGAATCTACTTACTCTTAGAGCAGAGATAAACAATGTACCGACGATATCTGAAGCTAGAAGAGAAAGAGATTTAAACTATGCGTATGTTAACGACGAATTAGGTAGTTTTAGTAGAAACCTAATAGATGTTGATTTATCTGCAATTAATACCTTTAGTCTAACTCCTATACAAAAACAGTTACACGAGACCATGAAAAGATATCAGACTCACTTAAGCAATGATTCAGATTTCATGAATAGAAACATGAATACTGGTAGCTATGACACTTATAACTTTGATGGTTTCTTTAATAGTCTTAGCTTAGAAGAAACTGCATACCTATTACAATCTAAACCTTCAGAGACTAGTCATAGATTGCATCAAATTCATCCAACATCTCAAGTTTTCTTAGGAGCTTAATATGTCCTTAAAAAGCGTTATCTCTAAAATGCCTATCAATGTAATAAGAAAAACCATCATTAGTGATAGTAGAGTACATGTACCAGGTAAAATAGATAGAAAAGAACTACTACGTAAATTTCCTGTAGAGATTAACTCTACTGAAGCTTTAACAAATGAAAAAGCTTTATACATAGCTTCTAAAGAAAAAGAAGAAAAACCTAAAACTGTTAATGATCTAATGAACTTTAAGCTTCACGAATAAACAAGAGCTACTCCTCAGCAGGAGTAGCTCTTGTTGCTTATGTGCGAGAAAGTATACTGTCTGCGTCTATGTTATCTATTTTACGTATAAGTTCTCCTTCATTTACTTCTATGTTACTAGGGCTAAATGAAGGTATATTTACCGTAGAAGGTATATCGTTTATACTGATAGTAAGGTTATTGGTTTTATGCATCTCTACTAACATGTGACGTAAAGATTCTTTAGCTTCTTCATTGATTTGATTAGCTGATTCCTGTACTGTTATTTTAGCTCTACTTAGTATAGATCTATCTACAGACTCAAGCAAGTTTGTTAAAGACTCTACGTCTCTTGGTTTAGTAGGTAGACTTTCTTTAGCTAGATAGTTGTCAAGTATTCTTTCGCGTATAGAGATAGTCTTCTCAAGTAAGCGAATATCTTCAGGTGTAAGACTCTTTGACATACAGCCTCCTAATTTCCAAGAGAGATGTTGAGTGCTTGAAGTCTGCGCAGTATCTCATCTCTTTCGAGTGTTATTTCACGCAGTCTTACTTCAAGTGTTTTATGAACTGTTACGTTATTCTTTCTGACGGTTTCTCTGATTTGGTGTTCATCCGGAGTAAGAGAAATTAGATCTCCTACAGACACTTCTTTCATAGTAGCATCTACACCTAATTTTGTTCTTACTGTCTCTAGTATATCGTTAAAGTGTACGTCTGTTCTAAAGTCCACAGGTAGTCTATTTAGGTTAATCAAAAGTAGTTTATTGTGATACTGTATACTAGTCGGTAAACTGATAGAACTTATGTAATTAAGAGGGACTCTTAGGTACTTTTCTACACCTCTTTCGTCTTTGTAAAAGAGTGTAATGATAGGTACGTTGTCTAGTAAGTCTTTTTTGTACTCTGACTCCAGTACACCAGCTGGAGTGTATATGTCTGAAAAAGGATCTCTAAGATCGTTTCTTATGATATCCCTCATAGCTATAACGCTTACTACTTTAAGCTTATAGGTATGTGGTTCTGAGTTAATCTTATTTCTTACGAAGTGATTAAATGGTTCTTTAAAGAGAAACACACCCTCTGTTTCTATAGAAGGTATATTTACAGTTATAGACGGCATAGACTTAACTCCTTTTTAGTTCTGTCGAAAGATTTTGTCAAACTGATATTTAGGAATCAGATACAAATGATGCTGTTCAAAGCGATGAGAAACGTAAGTTACGTTTGCTCTAGTAGTTATAGTAAACTTTACATTAGAACTACGTATGACGTTATTAAAAAGTTCTGTGGAGTTTTCAGCGTTACCTACTTCCAACATACCTTTAAGAACAGTAACAAATCTCTGTGTTCTCGTACTCATTCTGTTGAAATCAGGATGAGTGGTATTGACTGCTATAAGATCAGAGAAGTAGTTTTTAAAGTCTCTAATACTGTCTTCTGTATACATTCCGTTAGTTATCTGTAGCAACATATTGTTATATATGAACGGGACGTTATAGGTATTTGTTCTTATGAAAGCTGAATCTGTTACTATAGGTATAAACCTAGGTGTATCAAATATCTCATTGAAAGAAGAACTGATCTGAGTGTTTATACCAGATTGTCCTATTTGACTAGATATACCTATTCTTTCCCATCTAGGTGTTATAAAGAATTCGTTCATTCTTAGTATAGAAGGAAATATGCTCTCGATGAAAGTAGTTTCATTGTTAAGCATAGTCACTAGTCTGTCATATAGGTCTAGCTTAAGAATATGTTCATAGTTAGCTTGAGCTCCATATATGTTAAACCCAAAGTAACAGTTTTTAAGTATATTGGTGTTAGGTATTCTGTAAGGTATGTTAAGTATACTGCTGTAAGTAGTAGGTACATTGTTTTTATTCTCTTCTACTCTTCTGTTGAAATCGACTAAATTAAAGCTATCTAAAGCGTCTATGAAGTTAGATGGAGTTCTTACTATAGTGTTAAAATTCTCAAAAGGAAGAACTATTTTTATGTCGTACTCTGGATAGAATGTCCTAAATACTAAATCACTTAACCACAAAGAAACGTTAACGTTTACTATAGTGAAGGTTAGATAGTCTACAGATCTTACATTATTATGTGTTACAGCTGTGTTAAAGTTTAAACTAGACAAAGTAGTCTGTGTGTTAGCTGAGTTAAAGTTATTAGTAAATACAACTATATCCTGCTGTTTGCTTACAGAAATAGTAGTTGTAAGGTACTGAGTGAAAGAATGAATCACGTTTAAGATAGCATTTACTTCTTGTTCTGTAAGAGAAGTAGAACCGTCTATCTTAAAAGCGTATAGCGTATGTCTAGGGTACGCAGGAGTGTGATATTTCTTAACAGTACTACTATATGTCTTACCAATGTGGGACAATTCATATATTGGCGCAACTTCAGCTAACTCAGGAGTGATAAAATCGTCACGAGTTATGAAGGCTTTGAGGTTCTTGCTCATCAAAATGCTCCTAAAATACAGGTCACACCATTCGAAGAGAGGAGTTCAGGATGTTACTTTATTTAAAGCTTTTAGAGGCTTTTCTTTTAAACTCTCTCATGAAGAGAGAAGAATACACTATCAATCATAAGAACTTTAACCCTCTTAAGATATTGCTAGTGTTTACTCTTATCATCAATCTAGCGTTTACATTTCATTTGTACGTTCAGCTTTCAAATACCTACAACGTAATTCGTATGGTATGTTCTAACTTGACAGTTCTCATAGACCAAAGAAAAAATAAACAGCAGATATATGACTTTCTGAAGGCAAATGAGTTTAAGTGCGATAAGGAACAATTGACTCCTGATTCACCTGATCTGGAAGAATATCTTAAAAAATATCTTAAAGAGCATTAACTAGATCTACAGCTCCAGGGAACACCTGGAGCTGTAGATTCTTTCTCACTCATCTTTCTCTGGCATATCTATACTAAAGATATTAATATCCTCATGGACAGTAAACTCTCTATCTTTATGTGTTCGTATGGTAACTGATATTTTAATGTTTTTCACGTTGATGATTCGAAGAAACTTAAAGAAGACTTTAATAGTCATCTTGTTTTTGGAAAGCTCATTGTAGATGTTAACCTTAGCAAAGTGAGACTTAGTGTTTAAGCTACCTTGAAAAGTTGTCAATATGAACCTGTCTATGAGTAACTTGATTTTATAAGCATCTAGACCAAGAGCAAGACACAGCTTGTCTTTTAGTCTTACAAGTATACCTTCTGGTGTATTTACTATCTGTTTGTCGTTGTTGGATGTTTTCAACGAATATTTCTCCTTGAAGATTAGGAAGAAAGGAAAATATTTAATGGTATACTAGAAATAAGTGATGTCTTTTAAGCTCTACGTATAACCACATGTTCTCGTTTTCAGATGTTGTAACTACATTCGGATCGTTTAAAGCAGTTATAGCTGATGTTTCTATATTGCTAACTATGTGCTCTATAGAAGTTATGATGTCTTCAAAGATTCTGTTTGCTTCTGTTTCAGTAACTACATCCATCAGCTTGTAATAAACGTATTCGTAGAAATTAGAATCAAACTTATAGTAGTCCTTGCACCAGTTAGTAGCAAAGTTATCATAGAGTATGTCTTTTCTGTTCGTTACAAGAATGTCTCTGCTATCTATATTAGCGCCTAGAGCATCCTTAACTGAATTAGCTATAGATATAGCTTCAGAATGAGTTACGTTGTCGTAAGCTAAAGATAACGGAGTGTATGAAGATGAATAATACTTAAAGACATCGTGAAAGAAGTCTAAGCAACCTTTGTTTTCTTCTTTAAGTATAGAGTACAAATGCTGTTTTACGGTATCGCTTATGGTCAAATTCTTTATGTACTCATATATGGTTTTTTCAGTTACGCAGACTATAAACATGTTAGTACATGAAGATTGGTCTAGAAGAACCGTTAAACTCAAATATGTGGTAAGGTGGTTTTAGGTGGCTAAGTTCTGATCTTAGGTAGTTGAACATTCCGAAGATTGGTTCATTGAGTTCAGTTGAGTGTTGTTTAAACGAATTATAGAGAAAGCTGTTAAGCATTTTCTTTATCTCTTGCTCGTAGTTAAGCTTATCGTATTCTGAACTAAAAAGAATATTAAGTACCTGAGACAGATAGGCGTGTCTTACTATAAGGCTATCGAAAAAAGTGTTGTTATTTAAACTCTGAATGAAGTCTTTCTCTAGAGCTTGATTTCTTATTGTTATGTAAAGATTGTCTAATATTACCTTATTGGTCATGTAGAAGATAGTGTCAGGTATTTGATTAGCTCTATAGAAGGTTCCTTTGTAGGCTATGAGTTTATTCATAAGTAGATTAAACTCATATGCGCTATAGAACTTAAGAAGTTGTTCTTGAAGTTTTTTATTTTCTTGTTCTGAAAGAAGTATAGCGTTTATCACGAGCGTTACTCTCCAAAAATCTCAGTTGAAAAAAGGATTGTGTGTTTATTTAGCAGATAGACCTGAATGTTGAAAGATATTTTTCTGTTTTCTGCATTAGAGGTTATTTGAAGGTAGCTAAGCCTATCCTCTAAATACCTGTCTACTCTATGTTTGATTTCATATATCTCTACGTGTTGATCACTGGTAAATTGTGCGTCTAGAAAATCTAAACTCTGAAGTGTACAATAGTTTCTAAAGTTAATGTTTATATTACTGAAGTTATAGGCATTTCTTTGTTCTATGTCATTTATGACATAAGAGAAGAGATTGCGAATGAAACCTTCTAAGAGTGTAGCTTGTTCTAGAGTTTGTGGGCTTAGTTTTTTTATAGCAATGAGAGTTGTTTCTTCTAGCATCTAGAACCTCTTTAAGGAAATGATGACTTCTAGATTATTATCTATGGTTAAGTTATAGATATTGAGCTTGTTTAAATTATGTCTTCTGCTGATGAACTGATCCAAGTATAGCTGAGTATCTAGAAATATGAGACTAGCATTTGGTAAGTTCATGGAACTTAGAAAAGCTTCTACTCTTGTGTTTGAACTTACTAAGTTATTGAAGTATTGGTTATAGATAGCGTTCTCAAAAGCTGTACTTCTCAGTATGCCGTTATTATGCATATTGATTAAATACAGATTTCCTGCTAGACATTTGTGAAAGATATCGAGATAGCGAAAGTAGTCTTCCGCTATTTCTTTTTTCAAGTTAGAGATGTTGATTTTAAGCTGAAAAGACTGCATGTTTCCTTTCTTATGTCATTGTATTTTTTCAATATTTCTTTTTTATTTAGCTACAATCTCTACAAATTCAGAGTTGCAAACTACGTCTATCTTGGAGTTAATCTGCGCCTTAAACCCTTTAAGATTGCCTTCTAGTAAATGCTTAAGAGTCAGATAAATACTTTTGTTGATAATGAAACCATGTTTCTTTCTTAGGCACTCTCGAATAACAAAAACTCTAGAAGCAGGCGATAACCGAATTAAGTCTTTTGTAGCGTATTTACCAGAGTAAAGGTCTATGTCATTCGGAGGTTCATAGTCTTTTCCTGCCGTAAAGTTCAGTATGTTTTTAAGATTAAACCTTTCTGAGATCAGTGGCAGTACTTCGTTACGAACAAAGTTTCTATCTGAGTACTCAGACATTTTGTTAGTCATATCTTCCATGTACGGTATGTGGTTATTTATTGCGTATGCGATGATGTTTGCTTTATCTTCAGAGAGAAAAGGTTTTACTAGAGTTCTTGTAACTCCCTCTTTCTTTATAGAAGTTATAGACTTCATGCCTCTTAACCCATCTTCTCCAGAACCTCTTAAGAAGCGTAGAAAAATAGTTTCTATCTGATCGTTTAAATGGTGTCCAGTAAAGCTTAAGTCAGATTGTATTGAAAAGTTAAGATCCTGTATAGCGTCTCTAGCTTCTTTCTTATTGCTAACATTAGCAAAAGAATAGGCGGAATTGACAAGATTATCAGAGCAAATATTGCTTACAAATTTCTCTATCTCTGCACTGTCTTCCATATCTTCAAAGACTACATGTAAGGCAGTTATATCTACGTTAAGTTCTTCTTTGAACTTAGTAAAAAGATGAAGTAGAACTACGCTGTCTACTCCTCCTGATACTAGAACAGAAACTTTCGTTAAACTCTCGGAAGAAGTCAAAGGTCTAACAATTTCCAGAAACTGTTTTTCCAGATGCTGAAGTACCATATAGCTATCCTTAAGGTTGGTGAAAAAAGAAGTACACACAAGTACACTCAGTTAATATATCTGTAACTGTATTAAATTCTATTACACTAAAGATGGTATGGTCTCAATTTAACCAAGGAAAGCAATCATGACTAAGTTCATCTATTCGGAAAAAGACAACCAAGAGTTCACAGAAGTTATGGAAAGAAAAAGGCCTACTGAAGAAGACATGCAGAAACATCTTCAAAGTCTCACTAACATAAGTCAGATTCTTACAAGTGAAAATGTCACATATGCTACACCCATAACTTACTTCTCTGGAGTAAAGGGTAAGGTAAGTATGAACATAGACAAGACAGGTCTTGAACCAAATAAACTCACTATGCTATCAGGTAAAAGGTTCGATGAGACTTACTATAATCAGTTAGAGTCTTTTATCTATAGCAGTTCAGAAGAACTCAATTCAGATAGACTACTTGAACTCATTATGTTGTATGAACACATTGAAAAAGGTGAATTGCCTATACGTATAGTTACAGGTAAGTATAAGAGTTCTGTACATAAGATAGTGAGAACTCTTAACTCCTTCTTTCATGAAAATGCTAAGGTCATTAAGTCTATATCCAGTATGTTCAAAGGCAAAATGAATACTCCAGTGAAAGAAGAAGCATGAGTACACCTGATGAAGTACATCTGATATGCTATACCGATGGTTCGTCTGCACCTAATCCAGGATTTGGTGGATACGGACTATTCGGTTATACTTACCGACGAAGTACAAGAAGCAAAAACATTCGACACCCTATATATAACGAATACTTCTTCACTAAGACAGGTATAGAGAAACAAAAAGATGCAGAAGAGTTAGAGATACTTAAGATATATGAAGTTATCAAACCTATCAATAAAGCACAAAGCACTAACAACGAAGCTGAACTTCTTGGGTTCATAGAAGCCTTTCACATAGCTTCTAAGATACCCAATCTCAAGTCAATTTCTATATACACAGACAGCAACTACATAGTTACTGCTTTCAATGAGAATATGGATAAATGGAGAGAGAACAACTGGAAGCGTCAAGATAACAAGCAGATAGTTCATATATCCGAATGGTACAAAATAGAGCAATACCGTCAAACTTTCAATATTTCTGCTATAGACATTAACGTTAACTGGGTTAAAGGTCATTCCGGTAATTTCTGCAATGACATAGCAGACACGTACTCTACGGTAGGTAGTCAATCTTCTAAGAATCAGATACTCTCTAAGCAAGAGAACTTTCGTGAAACTATACTTAACTCAGAGATGAGTTATGCTGACTTCAAGAAGTCATTTACGAACAAAGACCTTATGATGTTCTTCAGAGAACTGTACTTTAGTAGTAACTCCATAGACGACACTAACTACTGTTTTCTAAGTACTTCAGAGACACCTAATCTAGTAGGTAAAAGAGATACTGCTTCTATATTTGCCGTTAACGTAGGATATACTCCGCCTGTTATTAACAGTATCAAAAAGCTCTTTAGAAGTGTTAGTAGAAACTACACTGCTATATGCTGTATCAAGCTTAGTAAGTTAGAAGACAAAGAAATCTATAGACTCATTAACTTAGTGGATATAGAAGATTTGGTAACTCCTACTTATGTGAACTCTAAACTGTCATACACTCTTATAGGAGACTCTGGTCCGTTTATCTTTGAGAACGGCATAGACTATCCTTTCATAGTAAACACATCTAAGCTCTATAACCGTATGCTAGACTTAAACCAAGAGACAGAGAATGAGCTTATCACCTCTGTTGACATAACTCAAGACATCGTTAAGGATAAGAAAATAGCCTTCAGTAATAAAGACAAGCATCTTGACTTTACTGATAAGCTTAAAGATAAAATTAAGTTCACTCAGAAGCTTCATGTTATCATAGGTTACGACATACCTAACTACTTAGCTCTTAAGAATATAGAAGAAGAAATAGAGAAGGTAACTCTTCTTGTAGAAAGAAGAAGAGATAGCAATTTCTGCACTCTCTACATACGCATACAGACCTCTAATCGAGTTATGTATAGCGTAAATATAGAAAACAAGTATCTGTGCATATCGTGATCATAGTTCCTCTCTCTGCTAATTAAAGCAGAGAGAGGAGTATGTTCTTGTTTAAGCTTTAAACAGCTTTTAAGCTATTTTTTCTTACAATGTATACCTAAGTATACCTGACACATTAAATCGCTTATAGAGGCTTTAATCCAGTATATACTTCTTCCAGTTTGAAGGTAAAGAACAGTTATTCTCTATGCCCTTAAACATAGGAGCTATCTCTTCATCTTCATATCCAGCCAATCCAGTACCTATAGCAGTTATGAAGAAAAACAGATCAGGTTTTAATTTCACTTCTTGAAGAAACTCTGTAACGTATTTGTCTATCTCTGTTAAGTCAAGTATGTTTAAATCTGCGTCTTTAGTAGGTATAGCGTAACTCTTTCCTGTATAACCTTTACCTATTCCGTACTCTGCTTTAAAACTTTGTCTAGCTACTAAAGCGGCACCTCTACCGTGTCTACCAGCTAGATTTGAACCAAATACGAATATAAGGTTATCTGGTGTTTTAGTTAGATTTGGTAAGCTTCCGTTTGGGTGAAAAAATGGCATTGTCTATCTCCTTAGAGAAAAGGTTTCCAGTTAGTAGGAAAAGAGCAGTTTGTATTTGCTCCTTTAAACAGACTAGCAAACTGTCTTGGACTATAGGTTCTTCTTACCATGCTAAAGTCTAGTATCCAGAAGAACCTATTTGGTTGACTGTGAGTAAACTCTTTGAACTTATTCACATAGGCTTCTATTTCGTCTAAACTTAGAGCTCTTATAAGTCTATCCTTAACAGGTATAGCGTAAGTATTACCGGACAAACCAAAGAAAGTTCCTGTCTCAGCTAGATACACAGAATGAGCTAAATCGCTAAGTTCTGTTCTATGTATACCTAACATATTAGAAGGAAATACAAGTGTGTAACCTTCTTTTACTTCTGGGTAATTATGTTTAGGATGATACCTATACTTCTTTCGTCTTCGCATATAGACCTCTTAACTTAAGTGTTCTATACTATTTTTAGCTTAAAGAACAAATCACTCTCTTAGCCTTTTGAGCTAAGAGAGTGAAGTTTTAGCTATAGTAAGCTAGAAGAGTGTTCTTCTGATGTTCCGTTAGGAAGTTACCGTACTGTTCAGTAGTCTTGTCACGTAGATAGGTCTTACGGACTTTAGGATCTGCTGTTTGAATCAGTAAGAATACTAAGCTTCTAAAAGCAATGTATTCATTAGGACTGCCAGGCCAGTTCTCTAAGTGCAGGAACATACGATACTCGTTGAAGATACCGTCTTTGTTCTTGTGAAAGAAGTTCAGTATAGTTGTCCATTCCTTATTGAACTCTTCTTGAGAAGGATTGTTGAGTGTTCTCTTTAGAGTAGTGAAAAGGCTATACTGCCATTTTGCGCCTTCTTCAGAAGAAACAATCTTAGATTTATCCAGAGCTTCTGAATAAGCAATTAAATCAATTTCGACTTTAAACACAGGTGTAAAGCTTTCTTTAGGTTGAGGGTTAACAACTTCTTTAGCCTGAGTCTGTTTAACTTCAGGTTTAGGAGTTTCTTGAACAACTGGTGACTGAGTTACTTCTTCTTGAACTGAAGACTGAGTAACTTCTTCCTGAGCTGGTTTCTGTTCCACTTTGGTTTCCTTTGCAGCAGAAAATTGACTGAACTTATGCTTAGACATGTTGATCCTTCTATAGGTTAAAGGTTCTTTCCAGAACATTTCCTGCTGTTTCTTTGCCTATATTCAGCACAGGTATGCTGTGTTTGGCTGCTACTTTAATAACAAAAGAAGCTCTACCAGTGTCCTTATTAACTTCTGTTAATTTAGAAGCTCCATCTTTAGACCAAGTAATTAAACATAAGCACACAGAGTTATTCTTCTCACCGAAGATCATTCTTACGTTTCTAGCAAGAAGAGCTTTTACGCTATCAGGTATCTTTTCCCATCCAGAAAAGTTAGTATAAGCAACATGCCTAGCAGTTAATGTGTTGTAGTAGAATTTGCTTTCTATTTCATTGAACTTTTTCCACGGAATATAAGCTTCTATGTATTTGTCAGATAAAGAAGCTACTTTTTCAAAGAACTCCTTATCGTCTGCGTTTACTCTTACAGTGATATTTTTTGCTACTAGCTTAGATATGTAAGTATAGAACCTTTGCTTAATTTCAGGCGGAAAGTCTCTGTCCACGTAAATAGCTATAGGTACGTATGGTTCTTCTACAACTTCTTCTTTCTTTTTAAACTTAGAGTAATCATTATTACTACTGGAAGAGTATTTGCTAGTAGAAGCTTCTACTTCTTTATAGGCTTTAGTGTCTATTGTAGTGATATCGTCTAGATCTTCAAACATGAAAAAACTCCTTAAGCCTTAGAGAAAAAGGCAATGACTCATTAGATTCCTGGTATATTAAAAAAGACTACACACTCACTCCTGCTTATCACAGGAGTGAGTGTGTGGCATCTAGAGTTAAGTACTTACTACTACACCGTTGACGAAGTATTCGGTATTTGCTTGTGAAGAACGAACGAAGATTCTTTCGTTAGCTGCTAATAGAATATTCTCCAGAATAGTTGTGTCGTTTGCTGGTATAGTAACTCTTAGAACTTTGTCTGTAGCGACAGGTGTAGGTGCTGTAGATATCCAAGCTTCTACTTCGGCGTTAGCTGTAGTCGAAGTGTTAAATATGGTAACAGAAGCAGAAATGTACGCAGTGTTAGGAAAGGTGTTATTCCAGATTTGTGTCTGAGCTGAACCAATGATACTTGCGGCAGCAAGTCTACCACCTTTAATAACTTTAGGGTTAGACTCTTCTACACCTGAAACACGAACAATGATTTCAGGACCAGATAGTAGTTGTACGTACAGACGTTCACCTGAACCAACGATAACTTTGTTCAGTTCAGCCGAGTTAACTACACCGATAAGTTGAATATCGTCGATGAAGTAATCGACAGTCGTTAAAGACGCTGGATTGCTTGAAGTAGACATAGCTACAGCAATAAGAGCATCGCCTACCAGGTTGTCCTTAAAGAAAGCTAAATCAACGATAGCGTGTGAACGACCAGCTGGGCAAGAATATACTTCTTGCGGAACACCAACTGTGAGACCGAACTTAGAAATGACTGGGTTTAAGAGACTCATGATGAATTCCTTCTAAAAAGAGAAAAGGGTTTAAACAGCACCAGAAAATTGCATTTAACTTATTAGGTCTTTTGTTTCTATAGAAGTTGACTCAAGTATAGTACCGTGCATTCTCTTAAGAAAGATGTTCATAAGTACGCTACTTAAGTTAGCGGCTATGTTCGTTACTCCGGAAGATATGTGCTTATAGTCTTCGCTTACACAGGCATAACAAAGAGTGTTCTTAGGAGAAGTGCAGAACATAGGGCTTCTTACTTTAACTGTTTTTCCTATGTAAGCTTCAGTCTCTGTATGAGATGAAAGCAATTTCCATTTAGAGTCATATACGTAACGATTAACAAGTCTTTTATAGTTACCTTTAGTTATTTCTCTTTCTAAGCCTTTTGTAGTGTTACAAGGAGTAGAAAGTATCTCTAAACCAGATAAAGATCTTTGAAGTATCTTGTAGCTATAACCAGATAAAGCTGTACTTGAACCCCTGTCAAAGCTTCCTGACCTAAGGTCATTCATGTACATAGGAAATGTTTGCTTATCTGTTTGTACTCCTTCATCGTAAGAGCTCGTTATGACTGTTCTTTCTGGAGAAGTAACGAAGTCTGAAGTTTCACCCACCATAAGGTAGGTCTTCTTTCTAGATATAGCAGCTTTCTTACTTGACATTCTTACTGCATCTGGATCGTCTTTTAGATATTCTTTATCTACGTTCTGAAGCTTCTGTTCAAACTCTACTATCTTGACTGGATCATTGAGCTGACCTTCGTATTCTTTAAGTAGTTTTTGTTTAAACTCTCTTATACCAGGAGGAGGTGTGATGGTCTTAGGAGTAGTAGCTACGTTGATATAAGTTCCAAGAAAGCTAAGAAAGACCATTCTGTCTATACACTTAATCATTTCTGGTACTGATATATCTTTTTCCGTAAGCACTTCCTCGTTCTTTACTTTACTAGCTAGAAGTTTCTCTATATCAGAAGGCTTGATAGAGCTATTTAAATAAGGTATCTTAGTTCCTACTGTTTCATATAGAACAAAAGTATTAATGACTAAATTACCTATCTTAGTCTCTATAGAAGAAGTTACAGTTGGTAACCAAGTACTATCTATCTTTATGACTTCTTGAAAGCTAAAAAGAGGAGTATTTGGTTTTGAATCAGTTATAGCTACTGGAACTAGACTATTCGTTTCATCTAGGTCTAGGTAGTGTATACCTGAAGGCTGAAGAACGATATCGTATCTTTTCTGATTAGTTATAGCTTCTTGTTTTAGTACAGGTATATTGAAGCAGTAGAGGTACCAGTTCTTTTGTTCAAGCTGTTTTTTGTTAACTATACATTTCTTTAGGTAGTTAAGACGATCTGTCAAGATAGTACCTCTCTTTCTTTTGAAGCTTTAAGAAACAACTGAAAGTCTTGCATAATGTTTTTAGCTATAGCTATGACTTTAGTAGCTGTTTCTGCTTCTAAGAAAAGAACAGAACTATGCTGTTCTAATTTCTCTATAGGGTTATCGTAGTTATCCGTAGTGACTATCATGAGACTGAGAATGTCTAAAGCTAACTGTACTGAGTTCTTATTAAGATTTTCACTAATGTATTCGAATACTGAATAAGGAAGAAGATCTATAAGCTCTTTTAAGCTTACGTTATTAAATCCATTATCAAAGTAAGTAAGTCCTAAGCAATGTTGATTGTTCAGAAACTTAGTGAAGGTTCTTATATAGGTAAGTCTATCTGCTGTTATATGTGAAGTATCTTCAGTTGTTTCTACAGAGCGTTGGTTGTCTGTAAACTCTATTAAGTCCTCTATAAAGGTAACGTCTACTCTCTCTATAATTTCATATAGTCTAATCTCTTGTAGATTTGTTAAGTACTTAATTAGATTAATGGTTTTTGCTCTAACAGGCAGATAAGAGTTAACTATGTAGCTAACTTCTTCATAGTCTTCTAACTTACTTAGTCTGTAGAGAGCGTTTGCTATTTTCTCTAACTCAAAGATTCTTATATCTGCATAATCAGCTACGTATATATCGTGTATAGTGATAAAGTTGAGTAAGTCTTTTTTAACAGTAGTCATGAACATAAGTCTCATGTTGTCTGGATCTATATGGTCTCTTTTAGAGATAAGGTTAATGTACTCGTCTTCGTAGTAAGGATTACCGAAGTTACTGATAGACTGAAAGCTATTAAATATAACTTGCTGTAGTTCTGGGTGATAATTTGCTTCTACGTAAGCTATAAGCGTTTCAGATAAAGTTCGCATATAGGTATCCTTTCAACAAATGCAGAGTTCAAACCATTTTTTAAGAAAAAAGGCTAGAGAAGAGCAGGAGTTACCTGCTCTTCTCTGTGTTTAAGTTAACGAACTGCGTTGACTTGATCTAATAGGAAATCAGTCACATAGTTAATGACAGAGTAAGTAGCTGCTTCTATAGGTGTAAGCTTATCGTCTTGTTCAAGTAGTTTAGTCATTTCTTTCAATATGGTATAACCACAGCTATAGGAGAAACGTATCTTAGCTACAAGTTCAAGAGCTATGCAGTCTAGATCAAAAACATCTTCGTTACACAGATCGTCTATATACTTATTACCTTCTTCACGAACTTTAGGTAAGTGATTAGAATTACCAGTTACGTATTCTTTCTCTTCTTCGTTCTCTATGTTATTTAGCTGTTCTTCAAAGACAGTTCTCAGAATCTGTTTAAAGACAGTTAGTTTTTCAGCATTCTTCCTAATGAGGAACAGAGTTCTTGCGTTCTTCCACTTCATTAAGCAGTCTTCAGCGTTTTTCTCTAGATAGTCTACAGTTACATAACGGTCAACTGTAACGCTGTTCATGTAACCAAATATAACGTCAAGGTTAAGGTTCTTCTCACCAAGTTTAGCTACAGACTCTTCATACAGACAAAGAGGTATAGTTTTGTCTGTATACACGCTAAACTTATCGAACTGATTACCACAGAAGACGGTACCGTTGCGTGTCTCTTTAGCATATACTTCAAGAGAGAACAGAAGTTTAGTAGCAAAGTAGTCTCTGTTAGTTGCAGCTATGCTTCTAAGTTCAGTACTAGATAATCCTACGTCAAGATCGCTCTTGATAGCTAAGTTTCTATAGAACAACCAGTTGACAAAAGAATAGTGAATGCTATCACAAGGACTTAGTTCGTACTCATTGACTTTGTTTACTATATTGTTAACACACTTTATAGCTCCGAATGAAGCCACCCATCTACGTATACTATCATCTTCTTCTTTGTTACCTATGAGTATATATTCACTTATAAACGCTTCCATGTTCTCAGTAGCTCTTAGTAAGTTACTGAAATTTAAAGCTTTAAAGAAGGTTTCTTTACGAGCGTTCTTATAGGTGCTTAGTTCGTCCACTAACCAACCAGAGTCAAATAGCTCGTCTAGTTTAAAGTAAGTGATGTCAAATATACTCTCTGGCTCTTGAAACTTGTAGCTTTCTAGAGCTTCAGTTACTTTATCCTTAAAATAAGTAACTTCTTTATTAACTACATTTCTGCTGAAAGATATGTGATTAGAAACAAGAACAGAAAGATCTTTCACATAGTTCTCTATGAAAGTATCGTGAGTGCTATGCTCGTATTTCTTTTCGCCTTTAGTCACTACATCTCTGCCTCTTGAAGCAGTAGTAATGGTTTCTGGTAGATAATTGATGTTACTAAATACAGCAGGTCTAAATAAAGAAGCTTTTGAAGCGTTAACTATTTCAGACAGAAGACTGCCTTGTATAGGAACAAGTTTGATTCCTTTGTCTACAAGAACTTCACTTACGTTAACACCTATTTCGGCTGAGAACTTTGACAACATGAGATCACTCCTGAGTGGTAGTTTTGTCTAGAAGACGCTTAGCTACTAAATTGCTAAGTATAGCTCTTCCTAGAGTTTCTTTACCTATAGTATCGGAAACATCCTTCACAGATAGGTTAGAGATAACGTCTGTAGTTAACTCTATGATGTTACTTACAACGAAAGCGTTTTCAAGAACTTTCTCAAGCTTGATACTTGTTTCTTTCTCTTCTACAGTCATATTTGGTGCTACTGCAAGAACGTTTTCCATAGATGCTCCTTAATGAAAAAAGAATTTCAAACAATTTTTTTAAAAACCACTTAAATCAAAATGCCATGACCCATACAGAACAGGAGTTTCCGTGAAGAACATCTTCTACCTTGACAAAGATCACTACAACAATTCAATCAACCCTATACAAGGATACGTCAAACAAGTAAGCCTATACCTGCAGAAAAAGTATAAGCTTACTCCAGAAGAAGCTAAAGCTAAAACACTGTCTATAGTCTCAGAGAGATTTAAAGATAGACCTATAAAATACTTCTCAAGAGAAGAGAATGGGGATAAGTCAGTTCAAGACGGTACTCTGTACGCATATATCAATGACTCCATACAGAACAAAGAAATACTCGTACCTACCTTTACAAGCTACTTAAACACAGAGAAGCAAAAATCAGTTCTATCTGAATTCGTATTCAGTAACGTTAAAAAAAGAAGCATAGCTAAAAAGGAATCACATAAAGCTAAAGCCGAAGGCAATACAGATCTCGCTATAGCTAAAAATAACGAACAGAACGCTATGAAGATATACAACAATGCTCTGTCTGGAGTATTTGGTCAATCTTCCTGCTTTCTCTATAACCCAACTGCTCATAACACTCTTACTTCCGTTACAAGAACAGTTACTTCTCTCGGTAACGCAAACAACGAAAAACTCATATCAGGTAATAGATATCTACCAAGACCTATAGACGTACTTAACAGTATAGTCTATATAACCACTAACGCAGATATATCTAAAATAGAAACTATCTGCAACAAATACTCTCTACATTTACCTACAGTAGAAGAAACAGTTCAAGTGCTTCAGTATAGTTCAGATCTCTACTTCTCAGACAGAAACTACTACCAGAAACATGTTATACCATTTTTAACTAATCTATCTTCATACGAAAGAGCAGCTATTTGCTATATAGGAGATCTCTATCATATAAGAGTTTTCAACGATAGTTTCATTCGCAATCTTCTACAGGAACTTACTCAGCCCGTACAAGGTGAATCGTTACCAGATGTATCCGTATTACATAAAATAGAAGAAAGTGTACTTAACTTTGCACATTGTATACACTTCAATGAAGTTAAAGGTTACGGAAAAGACTACGAGAAGATGAACTCTACTCCTGTAACAGGTTCTCTTCTTCTAACTTCTAATAACATTATTTCTACTCTTAGAAAGTACCAAGACTTTCTATCTACTTTCTTCATGACAAGTATCTTTCCTACTAACTCTCATAGACTATCTAACTTCAGAAGAAGAACAGTCGTACTAAGTGATACAGACTCTACTTGTTTTGCACTAGATAACTGGGTAGTGTGGTATAAAGGAAAGTTCGTCATAAGTTCAGAAACTATAGCTCTCGCTGGGTGTATATCCTTTATAGTCTCACAGGCTATAACACATCTACTCGCTATACTATCTAAGAACCTCAATATAGATAAAGAACAACTGCATACTCTAGCAATGAAGAATGAGTTTCTATGGGAAATATTCTTTCCTATGGAAGCCAGTAAACATTACTTTGCAAGTACAGTCATGCAAGAAGGTTCTGTCTTTAGAGCTCCTGACATAGAGATTAAAGGTGTACACTTAAAGAATAGTGCAGTACCTAAATTTGTTATTCAGGATTCTAAACAACTTATGAACACTATACTCTCTACACTAAGAGAAAACAAAAAGCTATCTTTATCAAGCATAGTAACACATATACAGCAACTAGAAAACAGCATCAAAGAAAGTGT